GAGATTCCCCCTGCTGGCAGAGATCAGGGAGGCTATCATTGAGGTCCAGAATAGGTCAGCAGCCTATGAGAAGATGCTGAATGGGCAGGAGGAGAGGGATGTCAGCCATGACTTCCCCCCTCCTGTCTGTAATCTCTGCTCCAATGACCCAGCTGGATTCCTGCTGGTCCAGAGAGATGGATATACTGTGGCCACTTACTGTGCCTGTGAGAAGGGCCAGAAGCTCAAGGCCACCCACCTGGCCTACTTTGAGAGGAAGAAGAGGCCAGTCACATTCAGAAGGGAGGACCAATCATGATTATCACCAAGGTAGATCTCATTATCCAGAAGCCAATCTTCAAGCTCAATGGAGTAGAGCCAGCCTTTGGGATCAATGAGACCAAATTTAAGGACAAGAGTGAGCTGCTGGTCTATACATCCTATAGGAGGGTGGATGGATCAATCTGGAATCCCAATGTCTTCTCAGTCACCAGGGCAGTGGCCATGGAGTGTAGGCCCAGCCCAGCCAAGAGTGGAGTCCATCTCAGGCTGGTCCCACTGAGCCTCATGAAAGTAGTGGGACAGTGGGGGAAAGTAGATCCCCCAAAACAGGGTGGGCTCTTCTCATGAAGATCATAGACCTGGCCATGGTCTTCATCCCAGGCCCTCCTGGATATAAGCAGAGGCCCAGGGCAGGGCTCAATAGCAGGACCAAGAAGATCATGGCTTATACCCCAGGGCAGACTATAGCCTATGAGCAGACAGTCAGATTCCACTTCATGAATTGGATGGGCAGCATGGAGGACAAGGAGCTGAAGTGGCTGCCCCTGGAGATGCCTGTCTGCCTTATCGTCACAGCCTTCTATCCTATGCCCCAGGCTGTCAGGTCCAAGTGGGAGAAGCTGATTAAGTCTGTCCCAGTCACCTGTGCTCCCACATCTGCTCATGAGAAGAGAGCTATGGAGATCATGCTGGGAAAGACCTCAAAGCCTGATTGGGATAATGTGGGTAAGATCATCAGTGATGCCATCAATGGCCTGGCATATAGAGATGACAGCCAGGTGGTCCAGGCCCTTGTCACCAAGATCTATTGGCCAGGAGACCCCAGGCAGATTGGAGTCATCATCAGGATCATGGACCTTCTCAAATACAGGCCAGGGGTGGTCCTGAGAGAATTGGGCTCCATTGAAGAGACAGTCTATAATGCTCTCCACTATTCCTGCTACAGAAGAGATGAGCTCTTTGAGCTGGCCCATGAAGGAAAGATCACCAGCACCAAGGCCAAGGTGAAAAAATGAGGAGGCACTTCTGGAGGGACTTCATCCTCCTGATGGTAGCCATCTCAGTGATCTTTGGGTGCTGCTTATTGAGGATGATGGAGAGGGTGGAGAGACACGCTGCCAAGTGGCATGACACTGTAAATAGATAGGCCTCTTGACAAAGGGCCTCTTTAGCCTTACTGTCTGTAATGACAAGGGCTGGAGAGGCCCTACTTCTGTAAGGAGGTCATCATGGAATTAGCTGCTCTTATCGCTGCCACTATGGCAGTCACTCAATGGCTGAAGGTGGCACTGGCCAAGATCAATGTGGTCATCCAGGGTAAGCTGGCAGTGGTCCTGACTGTCCTGGTGGCTGTGGGTGTCACTGTCTTCAAGGCTGTGGAGACCCACACTGCTCTCTTCTCCATCACCACCCTCTGGCTCCTGGCCCAGGTCATCATTGGCTCTATCGGAGCCTATGGCCTAATCAAAGTGGCCAGGCCCACTACCTGAGTCCAGTCTGAGGGATCTGGGGGAGGGGTCAGCAGCACCAGTCTAAGGTCCACAGAGCACTTCAAGGATTCAGAAATTAAGTGCCACTGTGGATGTGGTATCCAGAATATATCCCAATACCTCCTCCAGGTCCTGGAGACCATCAGGGCTATAGTCAAGATTCCTCTTGTCATCAATTCAGGCTGTAGATGCCCCACCTATAATGCCCATGAAGGTGGAGCTCCAGACTCAGCCCACATCACCACCCCAGCCATCAAAGGCACAGCAGCTGATGTGAAGTGCCTGGCTCCCAGGACCCGATATAAGATTATGAAGGCTGCCCTGGGAGCAGGGGTCAATAGAATAGGAATAGGCCCTGACTTCATCCACATTGATGTCAGCCTCAATAATGACCCAGAAGTGATCTGGGATTACTATCCAAAGACCACAGGGGGGACAGATGGGAATCACTGATGTGGCCAAGATCTTAGAGATCTTGTATGAGCTCTTCAAGTCCATCCATAAGACTGACCTTGAAAAATTTGAGAAGGAGTGGAAGGATGACTCCCAAGCATTCCTCAAAGCCCTACAGGCTCATGATTCTGTCACTCTGGCTATGCTTATCTCTAAGTATTCTGGGGACCTCCTGTAAGAAGCCAGAAGTCATACTGGTCCCCATTGATACCAATATCCAGAGGATCATTGAGACCAAGGACTTTGACTCACTCCTCACTCTCTACTTCAAGGCCCTGGGTGAAAAGAGAGCCGTAGAGATAAAGCTCAAGATGTGTGAGGAGAAGAAGTGATGCCTATACCCACCAGTGGGAATCCTGCCATTGATGTGGCTGCTGTCATAGCAGCTGCTTCCATCATGATAGACAAGATCTTGAATTGGACTGTCAGGTGGAAGAAGGAGAATGAGGCCAGGGAGAAGATGATAATCCAGATACCCCAGCCAGGTGCTGAAGGATACCAGCCCAGGTGCTTCAATTCCCCTATCGTCACCACCCTAGTCTCTACCCAGACCCTCATGAGAGAGGCCCAGACCAGGCATGAGCTGATCCTGGGTAAGCTGGCAGATAATCAGGTGGCCCAGACAGAGCTGCTGAGAAAGCTGGATAATGGCCTGGAGAGAATGGAAGAGAATCAGGCCCTGATCGCAAAGGCCACTGATGCCCATGCCAGATGCCTGGAGAGGATAGCTGGCACAGCATGAAGAAGAAGAGTCCCACCCCTGTCATCCCCAAGAAAAAGATGGGGAGACCATCCAAGCTGGATGCCCTTGACCTCAATGAGGTAGAGGAGATGGCAGGGCTGGGACTCACTGATGATGAGATAGGCCTGGTCATTGGAGTCAGCACAGTCACCATCAATGCCTGGAAGAAGAGGACTGACTTTCTTAATGCCCTAAAGGCAGGGAAGGTCAAGGCAGATCAGAAGGTCTCTCTGTCCCTCTACAGGAAGGCCCTGACTGGTGACACCACTGCCTGTATCTTCTGGCTCAAGAATAGGCAGAGGGACAGGTGGAGGGATAAGCAGGACCATGAGATCACTGGTGGCACTGCCATCTTCCTCATGCCCAGGCCAGGGGAAAAATTGACGGATCTGGAGGAAGAGGCCTGATGCCTACTCCACTCAGAATTCCCATGTCCAAGGTGGTCTATCAGGCCACTAAAAAACAGGCTTACTTCCATGCTGCCCCAGAGATGTATAAGCTCTTTGGTGGAGCTATGGGAGGGGGGAAGAGCTGGGCTCTCTGTGCTGAGGCCATAGCCCTCAGTCAACAGTATCCAGGCAATAGAGGCTACCTGTGTAGGGACACCTTCACAGCCTTCAGGAGGACCACCCTCATGACCCTGGAGGCCATGCTGGATAGGGCTGGCCTGGTAGAGCAGCATCACCAGTCAGCCTTCTACTTCCTGCTGAAGAATGGCTCCATCATCATGTATGGTGGCCTGGGTGATGACAAGAAGGCGATTGAGAAGCTGAAGTCAATGGACCTGGGCTTCTTTGGGATTGATGAAGCTAGTGAGACCAGTGAGAGCTACTTCCTCATGCTCTCTACCAGGCTCAGGCTGAAGCTGCCTGGCATCAAATACTTTGGGCTGCTGGCATCCAATCCTGATCCAGGATGGCTAAAGAGAAGATTCATAGATCAGAATCTGCCAGATCATGTCTTCATCCAGGCCCTGCCAGGTGATAATCCTCAGCTGGCAGAGGGCTACCTGGACAGGCTCAAGAGTATCCTGCCAGAGGAATGGCAGAAGAGATACATCCAGGGAGACTGGACAGCCTTTGAGGGTGTCAATTCGGTCTTCCCCTACAGTGCTCTGATTGAGTCCCAGCAGATCCCCCAAATTGGGAAGAGGAAGAAGCTGGGAGTGGATGTGGCCAGGTATGGGGATGACTCTTCAGTGATAGCACTGAGGGAAGGGAATACAGGCCACATCATTGAGTCAGTCCAGGGCAGTGATCTCATGACAGTGACAGGGCTGGTGGTCAGGGCAGCCAAAGATAATAAGCCAGTGGATGACATCAATGTGGATGCCGATGGGATGGGAGCTGGTGTGGTGGACAGGCTCAGAGAGCTGGGCCATCCTGTGTCTGAGATTCATGCTGGAGAGAGAGCCCAGGACCCTGACAGATTCAGCAATAAGAAGGCAGAGATGTATTGGGAATTCAGAGAGCTCATACTCAATGGTGAGGTGAGGCTCCCTGAGGACCTGGAGCTCCTGGCTCAGATGGCCAGCTGCTCCTACAGGATCAAGTCTTCTGGCCAGATTGAGATAGTCTCCAAGGAGGAGATGAAGAAGATGGGGATGAAGAGTCCCGATAGAGCAGAGGCCATGATCTATGCCTTCACTGAGCCACCTTCTGGTCCATGGATAAGGAGTCTAGCATGAGCATAAGAGACATCTTTAAGAAGAGAGAGGTGAAGGAGAGCCAGTCTGCCAAGGCCATCCTGGTCTCTGGGCAGAAGCAGCCAGCATGGACAGATGTGGACTATGCCAAGCTGATGAAGGCTGCCTACATGGCCTGTCAGACAGTCTATGCCTGTGCCAATCTTGTGGCCTCCTCAGCTGCCCAGGTCCCCTGGCTGCTCTTCAAGAGGACGGCTGATGGTGATGAAGAGATTGACAGGCATCCTCTCCTCACCCTTATCAATAGGCCCAATCCCTTTGAGGGAGGGATGAAGTGGAGAGAGAAGGCTCTGCTCTACCTGGGCCTGGCTGGCAATAGCTACATAGAGAGATCAAAGAATTCAGGGCCACCCAAGGAGCTTTATGTCCTCAGGCCCGATAGAGTCCAGGTCATCAAGGGGACTCCTGCTGAGCCCATCCAGGGCTATCAATATAGTGTGGGTGGAGCTGAGCCTATCACCTATGACAAAGATCTCATACTCCACCTCAAGCTCTTCCATCCCACTGATGACTGGTATGGTCTCAGTCCCATTCAGGTAGCAGCTAAGCCAGTGGACATCAGCAATTGGAGCCAGGAGTGGAATGCCAAGCTGCTGGTGAACGATGCCAGGCCCAGTGGTGGGCTGAAGATTGAGAAGACCCTCAATGATGACCAGTATAAAAGGCTGAGGTCCCAGGTCAATAAGGA